GCATACCAACTTACTGATAAACAAGAAGCATGTCATCATGAGATCATCTATAGAGAATCAAGATGGGATCATCGAGCAGTAGGCAACATAGGCGGTAAGAAGCAAGCCTATGGCCTATATCAGATGAAGGTAAAGAGCTTGAAGAATGGCTCTACAGTTAAACAGTTCTGGATGTATTGGACTTATGTCATGCATCGTTATGGAGTAACACAGTATGATGAGCCTGATTATTGCAAGGCACTACATCATCTAAAGACTAAAGGTTGGCAATGAGTACAAAGCGCGGAGATCCGAGAGGATCACAGGCATATAAGAAGCGCAGGTTAGAGGTGCTCGCAAGAGATCAATGGACTTGCTTCTATTGCCAGCAACCAGCATCGACTGTCGATCATGTGATCCCCATCAAGGCCGGGGGCGATCCCATTGCCTATGACAACTTGGTCAGTTGTTGCATTCGATGCAATAGCCGTAAGGGCTCACGCTCAGAAGGCGTTTTTTTAGCACAGACTTCTACCCCCCCTGTCTTTATAGAGAGTATCTACCCGATGCAGTCCGAAGTTCACCAGGACAGTCCGTTTACTGCCCGACCAGTCCCGATCGATGGTAGCTAGTGGCCGCTCGTAAACAAGCGCTACGAGGGGCAACCAAGGCAAGGCTTCACAGTCCACTTCTCAAGGGCAAGACACGTTCAGATGAGATCGCCAAGCTTGCAGATGATCTTGGCATGCCCTTATTGCCATGGCAGAAGTGGATGCTTGATGACATGATGCGGATCGATGCTAAAGGGATGTACATTCGCAAGACTTCCCTATGTCTCATAGCGAGACAGAACGGCAAGAGCCATCTAGGTCGCATGCGTGTCATTTGGGGCTTGTTCTATGGAGGCGAAACGAAGCATCTGATCATGAGCTCTAACCGAGCGACTGCCCTTATGACCTTTCGTGAGATCGCCTGGATTATTGAGAACGCACCTCATCTCAAGGCAGGCACTAAGGCCATTCGCTACGCTAACGGCGGAGAAAGAATTGAGCTGTTAAACGGAGCAACACTCGATCTGGTATCTGATACTCGTGACTCATCTCGTGGACGTACAGCCGACTTCTTGTGGATCGATGAAGTCCGAGAGATCAGTAAAGATGGCTACACGGCTGCAATTCCTACAACTCGCGCCAGACCTAACGCACAAACCTTGCTTACATCTAATGCCGGGGACGCCTTCTCTGAAACCCTAAACACGTTAAGAGAAAGAGCGTTATCTGCACCGCCTAAATCATTTGGATTCTACGAATGGTCAGCACCGCAATACTGCAAGATCACAGACCGCAATGCATGGGCAATGAGCAACCCTGCTCTTGGTTACACAATATCGGAGGAATCACTTGAAGAAGCTGTGGCAACTAATAAAATTGAAGACATTAGGACTGAGCTTCTATGCCAATGGATTGATTCTCTACAGAGTCCATGGCCTCATGGCGTACTTGAGGCAACCAGCGATGCCACGCTCCAGATTCCGATCGGTGGCTATACAGTCTTTGGCTTCGATGTATCTCCATCTCGCCGCAATGCGAGCCTCGTTGCTGGTCAGATTATGGGTGACGGAAGAATTGGCGTCGGGATTCTCCAGACGTGGGAGTCGCAAGTCTCGGTCGATGACCTAAAGATCGCAGCTGAGATCAAGGGATGGGCTGATCAATATCGTCCCAAGATGATTTGTTATGACAAGTACACAACTCAATCGATTGCTGAAAGATTGGCTAATGCTGGTCAGATGATTCAGGATGTCTCAGGCCAGCAGTTTTATCAGGCGTGTTCGGATCTCCTCGATGGCATGGTCAATGGTCGAGTCGTGCATAATGGGCAAGAGGAATTGATCAAGCAAATGAATAACTGCGCGGCCAAGACCAATGACTCATCATGGCGAATCGTTAAACGCAAAAGCGCAGGCGATGTCTCTGCGCCGATCTCTTTGGCGATGGTTGTGTCGATGCTATTAAAGCCACAACAGGTAGCGGCTATATACACCGAATAGCATAACATGTAGTGTATAATTGCGGTCTATGGGTCTATTTGATCGTAAGCCAAAAGCCGTTGAAGCTCAATATGCGCCGCAGATTATGGGCGATAGCATCAATGGCATTTATAATTTTACCTTCCCAGTAATCGCTCGCCGCGATGCCATGAGCGTCCCAGCTCTGAAGCGATGCAGAGACTTGCTTTGCACAGTAGGCTCTATTCCGCTTGAGTATAAAAAGAAATCTACAGGCGAAGAAATACCGGCTCCTCGATGGGTTCACCAGCTATCTAAATCACAGCCACAATTTGTCACCCTTTCATGGCTAGTTGATAGCTTGTTATTCTATGGTCAGGCTTTTCTTGAAATTGTCGAGGTCTATCAGGAAGATGGTCGCGGCGCGTCATTTGATTGGGTTGCTAACACACGCGTCACTTTTGATCTTGATATTCATAACACTTTTGTTACACAGTATTACGTTGATGGATCACCCCGGCCAATGTCAGGACTTGGATCGCTAGTAACTTTTCAGGCATTTAACGAAGGCATTTTGACTACAGGATCACGCACAATTCAGAGCGCCATCGATGTTCAGAAGGCCGCAGCGATAGCAGCAGGCACTCCAATGCCTACTGGCTACCTAAAGAACACAGGCGCAGACTTGCCTCCAGCAGAAGTGCAGGGGCTACTTGCAGCCTTCAAAAATGCTCGTCAGAATCGTTCAACGGCCTATCTCACCTCGACTCTCAATTATGAGACAGTCGGATTCAGCCCTAAAGACATGATGTATAACGAGGCAATCCAGAACCTCGCTACTGAGGTTAGCCGTCTATGCGGAATTCCAAGTTACTATGTCTCAGCCGATCAAAATACATCGATGACATACGCAAACATTCTTGATGAGCGTAAGCAGCTTGTCGCTCTAGCGTTTCAGCCGTACATCTCCGCGATCGAACAAAGACTATCTATGGATGATATTTCTACGGCTGGACACTATGTAAAGTTCGATCTTGATTCTTCATTCCTTCGCGTTGAACCAATGGAGCGCCTACTCGTATTAGAGAAGATGTTATCCCTTGGACTTATCTCAACAGAGCAGGCTATGGAGATGGAAGATTTAACACCTAACGGAAGTGGTGACTAATGGAGACGTTATACATTGAAGCATCCTCAATCGAGTGCAGCGAAGATCGCCGCGAGATTTCAGGAAAGATCGTGCCACTAGGTACAGGCGAGATTGGTCAGACTAATCTTGGCGCTTACACCTTTGAGTCTGGATCTATTGAGATCGAAGACGTTAGCAAAATTAAACTATTTAGCCAGCATGACATGAAGAAGCCAATCGGCCGCATGACAGCTAGCGAAAATAAAGCCGATGGTATTTACGCAACATTTAAGTTATCTCGTTCAAGCGCCGGTACTGACGCGCTTGTTATGGCCAGCGAAGGCCTCGTATCTGGCCTATCAATCGGCGCAGAGATTATTGCATCGAAGCCATCACGCGACGGACACACAGTCGTCACAGCGGCTAAATTAAAAGAAGTTTCTCTAGTAACTGAGCCAGCCTTTAAGTCGGCTCAAGTATTAGAGATCGCAGCGGAAGAAGCGACAGCCGAAGCCGTAGAAGAACCCCTACCTACAGAAAGCGAGACAGTCGTGGAAGACACAACAGTCGAAGCAACACCAGTAGAGGCTGCGGCTGTAGAAGCTGCTCGTCCTACTGTTCAAGCAATGGTGTACACAACACCACGCATCGAAGTTACAAAGCGTAACTACCTTGAAAACACATTGAAGGCTAATCTCTTCGGTGATGATGATTCACGTCAATGGCTCCGCGCTGCTGACAACGATCAGACAACAGGTGCAGGATTCATCCCAACACCACAAAGCACACAGCTACTTAACTTCCTTTCTAACGCAGATCGTCCGTTTATCGATTCGATCAGCCGTGGCACAATGCCGGAATTTGGAAAAACTTTTGAGTTGCCTAAGATCACTGAGGTTCCTCTTGTTGATCAAATCGACGAGAATGGCGCAGTAACAGAGTCACAACTTGAAGCATCATTTATCACAGTCACAAAGAAATCATTT